TATCCTCTCCCGCAATTTCGTGAAAAGTAGGGTAGTTGTAGCAAACGCAAGGCACTCCGCAAGCCAAACTTTCCGCCAACCACATACCAAATCCCTCAAAAATAGCCCCATTGATCATAACCTTGCTTTGCTTGATAATCTCAAATTTTTCCTTGTCGCTGGCAAACCAATGAATTTTCACCCGATCCTCCATGTCATACTCTTTCAAAAGCGACGGGAAATCAATGCCGTCAACGCTGGTAATGATGTGCAACTCAAGATCGGTCGCTTTGACTGCCTCCAAAACATGGGGCAAGCGCTTGTGATTATCCAAGCGGGAAACGAAAACCGCCCAATTCTTTTTTTCCATAACTGCGGGGCTGTTGTCCCTTTCGTGGGAATTTATGCAAGGATAAACCGTGAAAACTTCGCTTTTTTTCTTATTAAGCCAAGGATAAACCCATTTTTTCGTCTCATTGCAAAGCGCCAAGATTTTGACATGATCTTTTTTCAGTTCGGGGATCAGTCGCTCCCATTCGGGATAACTGTGTTTGCCTCGATATTTCGCCATCATCGGAAACGGGTCAAATATCTCACAATAAGCCTGTTTTCCGTATTTCTCGGCAAGCTGGCAAGCTCTCATGTTTCCAGTTACGGGACTGCCAAAATACGCCATGGCTTTAACATCCACCTCGGCAAGGTTATCCACAAGGTAAACCGTCGGCTGTGGATAACTTTTGAATTCGTTTAAAAATACGGGCATTTTGTTGGTGTAAATTTCCACATCAAACCCGTTGGCTTTCAAAGCCGTCGCCAACCACCAAGAATAATAACGCCCGCCTGTAATGTGTCTTATATCCTCGGAAAAATACACAATCTTTTTACTTCGATCCTCGCTTGCTCGCTTGTATGAATTCAAAAGCAAGTGTGCCAATTTCTCCCCTGTTTTCTGCACTGTCCAACCCTTGGCATGCTCACTGGCTCTTTGTGTCCTTTCCCACCAAAGATCCTTATTGGTGCGCCAAAGCAAATATTCCTTGCGCATTGCGTCTCTCACGCTTCGGACTGTCGGTTGAAACATTGCCCCAAGATCCATCCCATAAAATCTCTCGCTGTCATATCTCGCCTTAATCGGCATAATTTCAAGGTTAGGCATAATCTCCCAATCCCAATACTCGGCAATTCCGTGGGCATTCGGGGCAATCGCTGGCATTCCTGTCGCCATAGCCTCAAGCGGGGTCAATCCAAAGCCCTCACCGCGGGACGGAAAAACAAAGCAATCCGATCGTGCCATCAAGCGCATCATATCCTCACCGCTTAAAGCCTCGGTTATCTTTTCGACATTATTATAAGCGCTCACTGGCGGGGTAATATCACTTTTGACGCTCTTTAAAATAAGCCTCACCTCGTCCTTTTCATCAAATTCTTGGTCAAAAGCGGTCAAAACAATATCCCAACCCTTGCGCCATTTAAAGGCATCATAATGCAAAAAGGTGAATTTATCATTGCGCACTCTCTCGATGTATTTATAATTTCGCTCGTCATAGCCCAAATTGATAATCTTTGCGTCAATGCCAAACTGGCTTTTCATCACTCTTTGACAAAACTTGCTCGGCACAATCACCTCATCCGCCATTTTCAAGTATTTGTCCCAATCACTCGGCATCTTGGTGCTTTCAAACATAGTGAAAAGCACTTTGTGATCGCACTGCATAGCCTCCAAAGCATACGGGTAATTATAAACAAGCCCCACCTTTTGCCCCGTGTAAATTCTATTTAAAAAAACGCCGTGCCTTTCGCACTCGCGCGCCAGCAAATTGCTTGATGTGCTGTAACCGTCATTTTTCCCGCTTTTCGGACATAAAAAAAACACATCCAGCAAATTCGCATCTGCAATGTGTTGCAAAACCTTTTCTTTTTCTTCTTTTAAAAACGCAATTCTCTCGTTCGGGGTAGCCTTTCGGTAGCCCTTTTTTAACCATTCTCGGACTTCTTTTTGGCTGTTTATTTCTATTTTTTCAATCTTACCGCTTGGATCTACTAAATAAATATTCATAGCATTTTTGTGTTTTATTTGTTTATACGGCTAAGCCAAGGCGGGGAATAACCCCCGCCAAGACTTTTGCCCAACTTTCGATTAAGAAAGCACTTTCACTCCCAACTCTGGTCGCAATACTGCAACACCGAAAAGGGTGTCGATTGTGATTTGATCAGCAAGCTGGTCGGCGTTGTAGCTGTAAAGCACACGCATCACAATTCCATTCTTTTCAACATAACCAACCGTAACACCTGCGCCTTTAGGTTGTTTCAAAGGTCTTGAAGCAAGCACTAAAGCGTCGCGATGAATAGCCATGTTATATTTAGCGGTTGGAGATCCCGCAACGGCTTTGGTAAACAAACTTTCAAACACACGGAAGCCATAAACCTTTCCAAATTCACCCTCCATAACTGGCATAGATGATCCGTATTTTTCAGCGTTTACGAATTTATCAAGCCCAAGGATCACATTGATTTGATCGGGTTCAAGATAAAGGAAACGGTTGCTTTGTGGCGCTCTCTGTGTAGAAAGATCACCTCGGCAAAGTCTCAACACGGTATCAGTTATGTCCACGCCAGCTGTTCCTCTCGTTCCTGTTAGGGAAGTAACAAGGTTTGACAAACTGGTTTCAATCTTTTCAGCAAGCACTTGGATTGCATCAGCGATGTAACCCTCATCAATTTCCATTCCACCTTGCGCGTTTGTTCGCAAAATGTCCTCAACCGCAAAGGTAACTTCCCAATGCTGGTTAAGCTCAACTTCCACGCTATCAGCAGTCGGGTTCTGCAAAGTAACTGCGTTACCGCTGGTTTTCTGATTAGCTGTCAAAGTTCCCCTCTTTGGGACGATCACTTTGTCGCCCTCTTTTGCTGGGGTATATTCATAGTGCCTTGCAACATTCTTTGCAAGATGCAGTTCTGCCTCCAACAATCCCAACGCTTTATTTGCAACAATTTCGGGGACGAAAGTTGCGCCTTGGGTCATGCCCATTGTATTAGCCATCTTTTTTAAAATTAAAATAAATTAAAAGGTTGTGTTTTCAAAATTAACTTAAATCATCAACGATCTTTCCCTCTCGGTAGGCTTGCTCAATTTCTTTTTCATGGGTCTTGTAAAACTCATGATCCCTCAATTGCGATCGTTTGAAAGTCGGTGTGCCACTGCCTCCATTCGGTGCGCCTCCATCGCTTCCGATGTTTCGCTGTCCACCCTCTGAAAACAAATAACTCTTTCCTGCTTTCAAATCTTCAACAACCTTGGTAACTGTGGCTTGGTCAATGCTTCCATCCTCTGCAAGCTTGACTTCATCCATATTGGCAAGTTTCACAACGGCATCCAAATCAACTGCTCCAAGCTTCATTGCTTCCGCCTGTAAAGCATTAACTTTTTTCTCGCGGGTATAGTTGCCTTTCAAGTTTTCAATTTCCTTGTCTTTGCTTTCGGCAAGTTCCTTGAATTTACCTTGTTCAGCCAAACGCGCATCTTCGGCTTCTTTTTCTTTCCTCTCGCGTTCTTCTTTCTCTTTAGTAACTTGACGCTGTTTGCTTGCAAGCACTTCATAACTATCACCGTCAACATACTTTTTCCCGCCGATGGTAATTGTCCCGTCCGCGTTTTTAACCGCTTCAAGTTTTTCACCACCTTGTTGCCCGCCTCCATCTCCGCCTTGGTTTCCTGCGCCTTGGTTTTGGTTTTCACCTGCGCCATTGCCCGCTCCGCCTTGGTTTTGATTTTGGTTAGCCCCGTTTTGGTTTTGGTTTTCACCACCACCTTGATTTTGATCAGCCATTGTTTTGATGATTTTAATTTTTATATGCTTTCGCTTTATGTCGAAAAGCGTGAAAACGAATTTGTTATTTTTATTATAGCACAAAATAAAATAATGCAAATAGCAACCAACTTTTCAATTCTGTCAACTTGCTTTTTTGAAAGTTTATTGTGTGGTGCTATTCCCTCCCCTCCCCTCTCGCATGGATGTCCAAAACCACTCCCCCGCCGAAAATTGCGACACAAAAAGAAAGTAGGGGAGTAGGGTTGAAAGGCTTGGTTAAGCCACAAAACCACTCCCCCGATGTTTTTGCCTATTTTTAGGCTGTCGGTTGTTGTGAAGTGATTTTTTGTGCTTTGTTGGCTTTGATAAGGAAGAAACAAGTTGCGCAAATTCCCCCCGTAACTGTCCGCGGATCGGGCTGTGCAAACCTCAATCCGCAACGGTTGACTTCAACGCAAGTCATGCAATCGCGTTTTTCCTCTCCCACGATGCAACCGAAAATTTCACGGCAATCGATGCAAAATCTTGGTATGATTTGCTTTGCCATCTTACACCTCCAAGGGTTGGTTAAGGTTCAAGAAACATTCGACAACCTCCACATAAAAACCGCGTTTCTTTTTATGGTAGGGTATCAATCCCTCAAGTTCATCATGGCACTCTCGGCAAATATACAAATAATGCCCATTGCGCCGTCCCCTGCCAAACCATCGTCTCGGAAAAATATGATGCCTTGTTAGGGTCTTGAATTCTTCGCACTTCGGACAAACTCCGCACTTTGCCATTTTTCGCCTCCTTTGTTAAAGATATTTAGCTAAGCGGATAACCGCGTTTTGAAGTGTTTTATCTTTCAAGCTTTTTGCGTATTCCAATAACTTTTCTTTTTTTCCTTGTTCGATTAAATTGTGAATTTCCGCAATATCTTCCAAACCTGCACTTGCTTTCAAGCGGTTGTATTTGTCCAAAATTGTTTTAAAAGGTTTTTCGCTCATTATTTTTTTCTTAAAATGCTTTTATCCAAAATATTGATCCCCGCCAATTCATCAAAGCTCGGCGCTCCCTGCACTGCCTTATAACCCAAGCCTTTGACATATTTCGGCAATGATGTGCTTATATCCTCTTTGGGATATTTGCGGATGGCGTTTTGCACAAGTTCCTCATACTGCCCGCGGTCATTGATTGATAAAATTTCGCTCTTTTTGACGCGGATGCTCATTTGCTCGACATTCCCGTAAAGCTTCGCCACTTTCTCATCCTTGGAAACATAAAGCCCATTGCCAAACATGCTTTGCAATCCTTGCTCTCTCGCCTTGGCTTGCATGCTCGATCCCTCGCCACGATAAACTTTGAAATCCATTGTCCCCATGGCTTCCACTTTCTGATTTTTCGGTAAATCTCCAAAGCGCACATATTCTTGATTTTTAGCATCCCAAGCCTGCATATCATCTAAAAATTCGCTATGGTATGGGGTCATGGCATGTCGGCAATTAGGATGAAAAAGCCCGCTCATTCGTGCTTCCTCAACACTGCGATATTTGTTGCTTATTCCGCTAACGCTCAAAATATTGCCTTGCCACGGTGCGCACAATGGGCAAGATCCGCCGTGTGCCGTGATCTGCACTAAATCATAACCTCCGCCAGCCATTCGGTTGATAACCCCCGTATTATGCGCCTGCGTCAATTTGGTGCGCGCCAGCATTTCCCCGTAACGCTTCAAATCCCATTTCCGCCCTGCCCTATCGGTCAAAGCCGTTATTCCCTCCCGTTGCAAGGTGTCTCGGATCTGATTGCGGATTGCTCGGGCGCTGTCGCCTGTAATTTGCCCCGTGATCACCTCTTTCAAAATGCTGTCTCGGGTAGCAATGGCAATCATCCTTTCCCCTGTGCGGGTCAATCCAGTCATTCCACTGGCAATTTCTTGGTATGTTTCACGGCTTAAAGCTTCCACGGCTTCCTTATGAAAATGCGCAAAATCAAGGTCGATGTTGACATCGCCCGCGTCCGCATAGATCTCCTTGACTGTCTCAAACATTCCTCGCTCGTAAAAAGCGGGAATTTCAACCTTAATCCAAGCCTTGACATCCTCGTTGGCTTCTTCAACGATTTGCTCGATCTGTTTTAATGTTTTTTTGCGCCTCCAATTTTTGGTTAGATCTTCGCTTGTAATCGTGTCGAAAATCTCGTTATAAGCGTTGGTAATAATCTTGTAAAAAAGCATTACGCTATCATCGGACGGCACAACTCCTTTCGGTGTATTTGCCATGGTGTTTTTGAAAGTTAGTTGCCATTAAAAAACCAAAATCAACTATTCTTGATCTTGGTTTGCTTTACCCCCAAAGGGATCGGCGTTAAATTTAGGCTCGTTTTCTTTTTGTTCCGCCTTGATAAGCTTCACCTTTTCGTCGGCTGTTTTCTCGTCAATATCTTCGATGCGCTGGATCGCCTCCTTGGTTGTGGTCAATCCATTATCAAGTTTCATTTGCTCGTTTTCAAGCATTTCTTTGGTGTCGTTGATGATGCCGTCTTTCCATTCAATTTCAACCTTTTCGGGTTTCTTTGACGCAACATCGCCAGCCTTTAATTTATTTTTAAAAGCAAATTCCTGCGCAACCATCAAAAGCTTTTTAATGCCCCAATCAAAATACAACTCTTTGCGGTGTTTCTTCGCAATGGTTCGCAAAAGCTTATATTTCAACGCCCGTCCGCTCTCGGCTTGTCCCTCTTTGTCCAATCCCAAAGATGCGGGGGAAGTCTCGGAAGTAATCAATAAAAATTCAATCAATTTGTCAATCTCTCCAAAGGCGCTTTCCAGTTTGGCATCCCAAACGATATACTCGGGTTTTGCTCCCGCGCTCTCGCTGGTCGGCACTTCGATAATTCCAAAGCTCTTTCGGCTCACTTTTCCCTCCTCGTCCAAAACTCCCTCGGGGACTGCCAAAATAGGGTCGCCGTGCTTATCCAAAATATTATCAACTTTGGTAATACGGTTGTTGATCGCATACATCAATTGCATCAAATCCTTGTAATCGGAAATGCCGAAATACATTGAATTTATGCGATAATTCGGAATATGGATAATCAAGAAATCGTCAATAAGGGTCTTTTCCTCGGGCTTCATGTTTTCCATGCCTGCATATTCTGAAAGCCTAAGTTCAGCGCCCAAACTGCCGTCATCCTCAAGCTCATAAAGCTTGTGTTCGATCGTGCCTTTCAAGTGCCTCTCTTTAAAAACCCCGTATTTGTTTTTTCCTTTATCGGTTTGCCCAAGGCTCACTTTCCAAGCCAAAACATGGGCGGTCGGCTCTTTGCGCACATTCCACTCGTCATATTCGGGAAAACAAATTGATGGGTTTATATCCTCAATAATCACCTGCCCGTCTTTGGCGCGGATCTTAAAGAAAGCATCACCCCTAAAGCTATTTTCAAGCGCACTCTCATAAAACTGCGTTGCCAATTGGTTTTTATCAATCATGGCATGCACAAATTCGTCATTCTCTCCCGCCGAAATACGGGGGAATTCCTCAAAAAGCATGTCGGCGCTTAATTTTGAAATCATCCCGCCAAAGTTCACGGCAACATAACGCAATTGCTCAAGTTCTTTTTTGAATTGTCCTTGTGTTTTGATGTTGAAAGCTTCGGCATGGTCTCCCAAAAAAACTTTTTCGTAAAGCTCATAACCGTTTACCCTTGCTTTCTCTTTGTCGGGTGGATATTTTATCATGGTTTTAATAAATTATTTTATTTTAAAAAGTTTTGTTTAAAAGCCCTCGGGTTTTTCGGCAAACGCTCTCGCTCTCGGTTTTTGTCTAGCTTCGCGCGCCAACATCAAACTGTCAAACGCATCGTCATGTTTTCCAAGCGGGAATTCTTCGATCTCTGATCTGATTATACCACATTTTGGATGATCTGCACGCAACAAGATAAATCCACCCTCAAACGCACTACTATGAATTTTTGCCCGCCGTATTTTGTCCTTGTCGGTCTTGATCGGTTTGACTTGTGTTTTGTATATCCTGCGCCTCTGTAATTCCTGCCTAACAAGCTTATAAAGCCCCTGCTGGTATGCCACGCTTTCGATCCCCACGGTGTCATGCCCCCAATTTTGGATGCCGTCGCAAATCACCTTGACTTGCTCGTTAATATCGGGAAATTTTCCATGAATAACATCAAGCATGTATTCTTTGGCGCTCACCTTGTCAAATCCGTATGTGTAAAAACTGAAATTGTCCGCTCCCTCTTTTTCACTGATCGCCGTGTCCACTCCGCCTGTAATCTCAAGCGATGCCCTAAATTTCTTTTTCCTTTCGTCGTCGCTTATGCCCTCAACTTTTCGCCAAGCCTCGTTATAATTATATTCTTTTATCCAATCCATCTTGATGATGCGGTCTTTGTCGTCTTGCGGTTCATTTTGGTATTCCTGCGCAAAAACAATTGATCCCACATAATCGGGATGCGTCGGATCATCCTTAATTGCGGTTAAATATTCGGCGCTAAATCTGCTTTCCCAAAAACTCTTTCCATTCTCCAAAGCCTTAAATACCCTTGTTTTCCATGACTTATATTTTCCCTCTTGGTTCAAAACTTGCTTCAAAAGGCTGTGATAATGCAAGATTGTTCCCACATAAATAATGTTTTTGTGCCGTCTGTCCATGGCTGGCTCAAGGTCGAAATCAAGCCAATCCTGCAATTTCTGCCGTCTTTCCTTGGAATATACAAGCTCAAGGTTTTCCATATCGTCCAAAATTGCCAACTGCGGACGGATGTTATCTTCACTTGCTCCTCGGACATTCATGCCCGCCCCGATCGGGACAATTAAACATTCGCCTTTAAGTCCATTTATCACAAATCCCTCTTTACCCCAAGTTTGGCTATTCTTTGCCTCGGGATAAATAAACTGCAAGCGCTTGTTTGTTTCAACCTGTTTTCTCAAAGGACTGGAAAGCGCAATGGCTTTTTTGTAGGTATCACTGCAATAAATAACATGTCGCAAAAATCCGTTTAAGGCAACCCAACTCAAAAATAATGTTCCCAAAAGCGTTGATTTTGCCCCACCTCGTGGCGCTCCAAAAGCATTTCTTCCTATGTAAAAATATCCGTTTTTTTTGAAATCCTCAATGATGATCCGTATAATTTCTTTGTGGAAATCTGGTGTTTCATCTTCCATTTTCTCCCCGTAAATAGTGCGGGCAAATTCCCAAAAAGCGCTTGGCTCTATCCTCGAAAATCTGTGTTGCAAATATTGTCGGGTTTTTTCTTCACCGTATTTTTCAATTAGTTGTTTTATTTTCATGCGCTTTTTCAAAATCACTGTCCATTTTTTCCAAATCTTCCTCGGAAATAGACACATCCTTGTTAAAATTGGTCATCTCTCCCTTGGTTATCTCGGTTGGCATTCCAAGCGTGATCCTCAAGCCGTTGATTGAAGTTTTAAGCGCTTCCATGGTTTCCCTTAATTCCTTGCCATAAACCTTGCGCCCCATGACATTGGAAATCTTGCGTTTGATCTCTTTGCGCTCGGTTTTGTTTTTAGCCATTGACAACTCATCAAAAAGATCCTCCAAAAGTTCCTCCACCATCTCGGCATCTGATTGTTTTCTTTTCACTTGGTTAAGCTGTCTTTGCATAATCTCAACCGCCCCATTCCAAGTCTCAAATTGCGCCTGCTCAAGTTTCTCAATCAGCTTGCCCCTTTCTTCTTTCCACCTCTCAAGGCTCTTTTTCCCCAACCTCTCCCTTTTATCAACCCAATCATATTTTGATCCAATAATCTCAACCCTTGTCTCCGAAACGCCGAATTTCTCGCTTATATCCTTATAAGTCGGCATTCTCCCCGTTCGCTCGTCCGCGGTGCAATAAAATATAAAAGCCTTGTTCCAATCAATCTTTGGCTGGTTGTTATTTACTCGTCTCATAATTCTTTAACTGGTCGGATAGGACGGGGCGGTTTTTGTGGGATCTCCACGCAAACTTTTGTTTCCCCGCCTACCCGTTAAAACTATATTGATAAAATTTTCTCTTTGTTTCTTATTTCCCTTGCTAATTTTGTGCAATTTTTGCAAGGTTGATAAACTCCGTATTTGTTATGCTTGCTTTTATTAAAATTTGAAAAATCTTGTGGCAACCCGCAATTTGAGCAATACATGACATCTTTATTTTCTTGATATAACCCAATAGCAACATGCGGACTATCCTTGCAAATTTCCCAATCTACGCCAGCCAAGGAAAACCAATTGTCGTCAAGATGCAATCCAAGCTTTATTCCATCACAAATTGTGTCAATAAAATTTATCGCGTCGCCTCTCATATCTGGCTTTTGCACTAAAATCTTTATATAAACCTTATTTGTTCGCCATTTTACCTTTGAATTTTTAATGATCTCACCTATTGTCTCTTTTAACTCTCGTGCCTCTTTTCTCAAATAAGTATGCCCAAATTTTCCAGTCCGCCAAAGTGCGTTTTTTGATAAATTTTGATCAAAAGGAATTTTAAAGGAAAAATGAAGATCAAAATTGTTTTTAAATTTTTCATCCGTTGTCCAAGTCAATGCGGTCTCCTTAACCGATCTTTCTTTGCGTGCTTTTAATAAATAGGGTCTTAACTCACCACTATGCTTTTTTTGCGTCTTTGCGACACTTTTTGCATGTTTCTTTGCCCAATTTGTTTTTCTTTCAATATCTTTGATTTGAGAGCATTTTTCACAATATTTCTGCACGGGTGATTTTCTTAAAACCGTTTTTTTGCAAAGTTCACATTGTAAAATATCTTTTTCAGTGTATTTATACATTTTATCTAAAATTATACATTCTTGCTTTAAGCTGTTTCATTGAAATGCAAAAGCCCATTGGGTCAATAGTTGCTTTTCTTTGATAAAATTGGTCTGTTAAGCCCTCAATTTCCTCGTCTTTTCCAAACACAAAAGAAAAACGGTTGTCGTTTCCGTCCCGTCTCAATTCAACCTCCCTGCCCAAGGCAACAAGGAAAGTCGTCAAATATAAATCTTTTGTGGTGTATTTGTCTTGCTCCATGAAATTTTTATTATTATTTATGTTTTTAAAAGATTTGGAAACTGGCAAGTCTCCATCACATCACTCACATTCCCGTCGGGCATGCTATACGCTGGGGCTACCCAACGCGTGCAATAGGCTCAAGGTTGTCGCTATCAGTAATCAGCGCAAGCGCCTTTCCTCTCTTGCCTTGACTTCAACTTGCCAAAATCCAATTTCACTATAACACTTTTTCAAAGTTTAAACAAGTTCATCTTGCGCTTTCTGATAACCCTTGAAAAACAATTTACGCTCCCATGGCAACAAGTCGTCAAATTCTCTGTGATATTTGGCAACTAAGGTCTCAATCATTTTTTGCATCTCCCTTTTTCGCAATAAGTTTTGTTTTTTTGGCGGTCTTTGGTTTTGCAGTTTTATTATTATCATCTTTTTCTCTTAAAAATTGATTATAAATATTGTCTCCCTCGAAATGTTGGATCTCATGTTGGAAAAGCTGGGCAATGAAATCTCCAAACCATTTTTTGATCGGGGCGCTCAATTTTCCCTTTTCCTCAATCTGATATTCAACCTCTATTTTGCGGTAGCGTGTAATTTTTGCCCTGTTGTGGTATGGGAAGCTCAAACATAGCTCTAAAACCTCATACGGCTCATTTTGGTCGGTAATTTTGGCATTGTAAATGACTGCTGGCAACTCATATTGCTCCGCGATGTTCCTTTGCATCACAAAAAACTTTAACGGGGTATGCTCGACAACTTGGCAATGCGCAATCGCATATCCGATCCGCCCGTTGGCAAATTTGTTTTGGCTCAACATATAGGTCATTTCCACGATGTGCATTAAGATCCTTTTGTCGATCTCCTTGACTTCCTCGGATTTTTGGTCAATTGTCTCGCTTTCCTCTTTGACTTTTAAGCGTCTAAATGTGTCGTTTCTTTTTTCTTGCATTTGTTTATTTGTTAAATTTGTTATGGATTAGCAAAATAATAACCACAAACGGCATAATCATCAGCAAAAAACCAAGGAATAATACCGTGCCTATAAACTGGAAAATGTTTTTAATCGTTTGCATTTTTGTTTTTAAAAATTATTAGTGCGCTTGGAAATGGTGCTGGATTTGGTTGATCATCAAATTTTAATCTCCCTTTAATAAATCTTATCTCTGTGGCTTTCATGCAATAATCGTGCCACCATCGCGTATCTGTCCTACTTGGTATTAAAAACACAACCGTTTTTCCTTTCTGCCACTCCTCAAAGCCTTTCTCAATCCATTTCGGCAATTCTTTTCCATAAGGCGGGTTCACATAATTAACCCCCCCCACTCGCTCTTTAATCCATCAACTTCATATTTTGGGGGGCAAGGATCATGATCAAAATTAAATTCTGCGTTCAATATTTGATATACCGCTTTTGGCGTTTTCCAATCAAGCCTCAATGATAGGAAATGCACTTTATTATTTTTCATGTTTTATTTTTCTTAATTTTTATAAATAAGCCCTTGTATCTCGGTAACATTCGGGGCAAGTGATTTTTCGCGTGCTATTCATCATCCACGCCTCGCCTTGAAACTCCACCCCGCAAACATCACACAAAATCATCGTCTTTTCGTCATTGTAATCAAATTTAGCCTCTTGCTCTTTCGCCACAATCTCCGCCATTTTCGCCTCGCTTATCCGAAAGTCGCAACTCTCGCACTTGATTGTTTTGCCGTCAAAGTCAAGGTTTCCTTTTTCACATTTTGGGCATTTGTTATAAATCAAATTTTTCCATTTCATTGTTTTGCATTTTTGTTTTGCTTAAATTAAACGCTCTTGAAAAACATCAAAATCAAATTCGCTTTGAAAATAGTTGCGGGAATAACTCGGGTCGAATTCAAAAACAAATTTGTTGTTTTCCGCCTTGTCATAAATATTGTTTCTGAAAGTCCGCACATATTCGCAAGCTGGCAATTCTCCGCGCAAAAAAGCCCACCCGTTCCTCGTGATCAGCCAGCGCCCCGCCTTTCGATTGCCGTCTTGATCCTTGACATGATGGACTAGCCCAAAATACCTCAATTTTTGAAAGTTGTTATATTGATTTTTTGTCAAGTCCATTTCCTTTTGCAAATCAATATCATTTTTGCCTTTTGTTTTTATTGCAAGCCCTGTCTTGCGCAAAGTCATAACCAGTCCCGCGCTTAAATTGTGCTTCCAAATCTTCATGTTCGCCCCGCAATGTGGACATTTGTTGTGTTGTGTTTCCATGTTTTTATTTATTTTAAATTTTTATTACGCTTGGATTAACTTTTTAAACTTTTTCAAATCGTCCCAAGTAAAGATCCGATAACGATTGAAAGGATTGCGTTTGTCGGGTAATAGTCCGCGCTTTTGGTAATTTCTCACCGTTAGCGGATGCACTCCCGCCTCCTTGGCAAACTGTGCGATATTCATTATTTTTTTAATCTTGTTTTCCATTTTTTTTAATCAAATTTTGCTTAATTTTTACAAGTTCATCGAATTTCTCAATGATTTTTTTCAGTCTGTCCCAATCCAGCCAAAACACCTCTTTGTTTCCCTTAAACGAAACGACAAACCCGCGCTCTTTGTAATGCTCAAGCCTTACTTTTCCGTATAGCGCATGGGAAATCAAATTTGCCTTTTCTTGTTTTTTAATCTCTTTCATAGTTTATTATAGTTTAACATTATTTAAAATACTATGCAAATTTTTTGTCTCGGAAGTTGTAAATATTAAAATCCTTGACGCAATCGCACGCTTTCATGCCGTTATCTCCCAAAATCCATCCATTCTTGCACTTCCCGCATTTCTCGATTAGCGCCTGCCTTTTCTCGCTATATTCCTTTTCTTCCGCTGGGATGCAAACGCATTTTTCTCCCGTATTGTGCCAAGTCCCATGTTTGCATTTCCATTCGCGATTTTTTCGACGGGTTAGATCCTCCATGTCGTTGGGAAAGAAAACCCCCAAGATGTCCACCGTGTTGACTGTGCGCCCCTTTAGCGGGACAAATCCTTTCGCTCCCGCATGCAACTGTTGCTCAAATTCTTCCGCTCCCTCCTTGCTAAGCCAAACTTCAATCCCGTTTCTCATAACGACGCATTTTTGTTGTGTTGTGATTTGATTATTCATAGCTTTTTCCTGTAAATGATGAATTATTGTTTTGCTTTTCCCTCTCAAAATAAAGTTTTAATTCCGCCAATTTAAGCTTCATTTGGTAGGGGGTTGTTACTACTGGCGCATACGGCTTACCTTGGACGGCGCACGCCATTTCAACCATCCGCTTGGTGTTAGCCAGCCCAAACTTGGCAATCAACCACTCCGCACTCGATCGGCTGGTTTTGTTTCCCCAATTAAGCGCTGGGTTTACCGTCTTGTAAAAAATATCAAATATCTGTCCCACTGGATCAAGTTTTTTTTCAATCTCTTTTCCCGTTTCCGCATTTTCCCCATTAGGGGAAATTGCAAGAATTTCATTCTTATCATTCTTTACATTCTTATCATTCTTGTTTATAGTGTGGCGTTGTTGTGGCTTTCTTGTGGTTATCGTCTCGGTTTCATTGTGGCTCTCGTAGTTTCTAGGGTCTTGAAATTTGTCGTAATTAAGCACCTTTATTATCATTCCGCGTGTGGTTTTCGTTGTGGTTATCATTGTGGCTTTCTTCAGCACTTTCATTGCAATCTCGCATTGGCTCTTTGTGTAGCGTTCCTCACGGTAGCCAATCCGCCATTTTAAGCCATCAATTATATCGTTATAAGATCGCATACACTCCCCGCGTTTGATCACTGTCCCGCCAATTCTTTTTTCCGTGTGATTGCATTCTTTCAAAATCCAGTCCCAAATTTCCCTTACATGCGGGGGCGCTAAAGCAATGCCACTTTCTTGGATGCAACGCGCTTTGATATAATATCCGCCTTTTATCATATCAACACCCCTCCTTTCTTTTTTGTGTTTTGCATAATCGTTATGTTTTATTTTTAATACTTTTTTATTTTATCAATGTTTATTCAACTTCACAATAGCCCACTTGTTTATAAGTATGTGTATAAACTGTGCAAAAGGTGCATAAGTTAAACATTGAAGCCTTGCAATCTTTCGTCGCCGTTGTCGCTACTAAAAATCATATCTCCTTTGCCAAGTAATTTTTCCGCTCCCGCCTCTCCCAAAACAACTTGACTGTCGATTGACTTTGCGCAACGGAAAGCAACTTTGGTCGGGAAATTTGCTTTAATGTCGCCAGTAATGATGTTGATTGACGGTCTTTGGGTCGCAATGATCAAGTGAATTCCGCACGCTCTCGCTTTCTGTGCCAAGATCAAAAGGCTTTTCAAAATCTCTTTGGAAAAATTCAATTTTCCCTCGCTTTTATTTCCCACGGTCAAGTCTCCAAACTCATCAATCACCACAAATTTATAATTCATCTGCCCCTCGTATTCGTCGATATTTCGCACGCCTGCCTCACTCAATCTGCCATAGCGCACATTCATCTCCGCCACAAGTTGGTCAAGCGCTAAATAAATGCTTTCAATGTCGCTGTAATATTCCACCGCGTTGGCTCGAAACTGTGAAAGCTCAACCATTTTTGGATCGAATAAATGAAGATCAACATTGGAAAGCGTGGCAAGCTGGGAAATGATAGAATTTAAGAAAACCGATTTGCCCGATCCAGTCGCTCCCGCTACCAATAAATGCGGGGCTTTTCTTATGTCAAAAAGCAAATCCTTGCCGTAAATATCCACTCCGATTGCCAACTCAAAACCTTTGGGCGCTGGTGCTTTCTCGGGAAATTTGCGGTCTTGTCTCGGCACTTCAAAACCCACCAAGGAAGTGTTCGGAATAGGGGCAAGGACGCGCACGCCACTCACTCCCACCACCTGCTCCACATCCGCAACATAGCTTAATAATTTGCTCATTTTAAGCCCGATTGACGGATTGAAACGGTATAAATCAACGGCAAAGCCCTCAATCATATCCTCAAACTGAATAAGCATGCCATGCTCCATCAATTTTGTTTGGATTTTTTCTTGTGTTGTCATTTTGTTATAATTTAAATTTTTAGCGCTTACAAATTTTTTCTCGGCATTGTTCATCAACTTTCGCATGTTGCTGGCGGTTGTGATTTTCTTTTTCAAAAGGTCTGTTATATTGTCCACCCGCAACTCTTTCATCAGTCGGCTGGCTTCCTCGCTCACATCCAGCTTGTGGATATATGCAACAATAGCCACCTCATTGTCAAAGATGGTTTGGATGTTCGGGACAAAAACCATCTCGCCGTTAATGGCGCGGGTCATATCCTCATAAAGCCGAAAATAGAAATCAAAGAATTGATCATTGTCGGCAAAAACTATTTCGTATTTTTTCACTTGTGCGTCCCCGTTTCTGTTTTTTGTGGTCTTGACTTCCTCGAAAATCATTGATGCGGGTTCTTCACCGTATTCGGCAAAAACCATCAAATAATATTGCACGGCTTGCAAGATTTTCGCCCCGTCGATTTTGTCGGGATCTGAAAACGCCCGTGTGGTCTTGTAGTCGATTATCTTCAACTTTCCATCCTGTCGCACAATCTTATCCACATAACCTTTCAATGGCACTGGCAAGCGCAATTTCTGCCCTTTCCACTCCACATCAACATCGGTCTCAATCATTGCTTCGCACGCTACCAATTCCTCGTTTTCTTTCCTTTTTTCTGTGATGTATGAATTATAAGCAAAGGCAAATATTTCCTGCGCTTTTTGCTTATTTGGGACGGTCGTTGAAAATTCAATAAATCCATCCTCATAACAATCAAGAAACTGCATGCCAGCCTCCAAGCCGTCTTTAATTGCGTCGGTCTCGTCAATCTGAAAGTTGGTATAATACACATCCATCGCGGTGTGAAACGCCTGCCCCACAATGCCCGAAATGTTGCGCGTCGTCTCGATCCTGTCCCCGTTAATGTAATTGATTTTAAACATTATCGGGTTGGTCGAAAATTTGACAAAAGTTGAATAAGAATAATGTTTTAAAGGGAAATTCTCAATCTTTTTATTCTCCGCTAGGCTCTTGATCACTTTCGGAAGCCTCAATTTGGGTTTGATTTTCATTGTTTTCATTTGTGTTGTGTTTAATTAAGTTACCAAGTTTTAAACTCTCGCTTTCTTCTTTGGCTTTCGCCATTCGGTCGTCAATGTTGCTGTCCTTGTTATCCTCCGCCACGGCTTTAAATATTGTTTCATTTTTCGGCACAAGTTTGGCAACCTGTTTCAATACCGTCTTTTTCCACATCCAAAGCTCGGGGTCATTTGCCTCTTTCCATGGCGTGAAACTTGAATTGAAAGACTTGGAAAACTTTTTGCCAATTCCCACAATGTCGCTTTTTTTCATCACCTTGGAAATCTTGCCACCCGCTTGCAATTCGACAATCACATAAGCGCCGATTGCCTCGCCTCGATCTTCCGCAAAAACATCGGGCGTGTGTTCAATTGTTCCGTTGGTATAATTGAATTTGTCCTTTTTATAAACAATCTCGGAAACGATTGATTTTGCCCCTGCTCGGTAAAAAAGCGTTACCAATCCTTGGTAGCCCAATTGAAATTGCGCAACGCCTTTGTATGGGATAACATACGCCTCACCGCTCACATCGCTCGGCATCAAATTTAACTCCGCCATTGTGATGAAAGAATTGATCACGCTGGTCGGTTCGCACTCCAAAAGTGCGGGGTTTCTCTGCACGCTGGAAACAACGGAAGAAAGGAATTTTAGCGCCTTTTTTTCGTCTCCAAAATAGTTTTCGATCTGCTTTTTGTATTGGCTCGCAAGCGTTGTTTTCAAGCTTGCCAATTGTTGCGCCTGTGTGGCTGGCGCATTGCCGTTTTGTTGTGTCATGGCTTTGTTTTATTTATTAAAGTTTATTATAGTATATCATACCTCTAAAATAGCGCAAGTCTGAAATTCCTGCCAGCCCAAAACCGCTATTTTATCGCCTGCAAATTCACTCTCGGGGGTAGCCTCTTTGATCTCCACCACGCACTCAAAATATAAATCCCTGTAATTTTCGCCAAGGGCTTTTTCCAAAAGGATGACTTCGGCTTTCAATTCGTCGGGGTGCATATTCTCAAGGGTGTCGGCATATCCCAAAACCTCCGAAACTTTGCCCTTAATTCCCAATTTTTCACTTTCCACGATCTGCCCGATTTGGGCTTTTTTTATAAATGTTTTCATTGTGTTTTTACTTAATTTTTAGCCAATTATTATAAAACGCATTTTGTGAAGCATACGGGCAAACAATGATTGATTTTTCCGTGTGGATAAAAGCATCAAATCCACGCTGTCTATTGCAAATCTCTATTTTGTAAACTTCCCCGTGCTTTATTCCTTGTTTTTTAGTCCAAGGATCTTTTTCGTCTCCCAAAAAACGGAATTTTTCAATTTCCTTTTCTTTTATGTCCAATCTTCTTTTTTTCAGTTTTTTCGATAATCCCCTTTTGGCAATCCCAATAATATGCTTCATTCTTTCGCTTGCTGGAAATTTCATTGCATAGTTGTGAATTTTTAACAAGGCATTGTGTGCATAGTCATGTTTTTCTTCCAACTTGAAATGCTCAAATATGCAATCAAGATGGAAATATCCACCGCAACCCGTGCATCGGTAGGCATCCTCAATTTTCAAATCCTTTCCGCATCCGCCTTTGAATAACATCGCGACATTTCCTTTGGGGTTCGCGTCCCCGCATTTAATTTTCATTTGTGTTTTTATGATATTTAATTAAAAAATTGATAACCTCTTGCATTTCGTAATTTCGCCACGCACTTATCGCGTAACTCCTTGGATTTGAATAATGATAATCGTTTAATCTTATATGCTCATCGCAAGCCTTTGCGGTAAAAAACACACCCGCTTTTAAATCAAAATCCTTTTCCCAACTAAACCAAACAAAGCAGTCTTGATCGCAGTCCTCGCAATAATCGTCCAAATCCTCATTGTTCTCGTATTTTTCAGCACATTTTTCACATAAATAATCACTGTCAAAGTCCTCTTTTCTTTCAACTTCATTACACCAACTTTCACAACCATAAACCTTTTTGTCCACCATAACCACAAAAAGCGGGTATGCCGTTGCTCGGTTGTCTTGTGTTTGCATTTCTTTTGAAATGGCAATCAATGTTTTATTTTTCATGTTTTTTAGCCCATTATGGGCAATTAAAAATTTATTTTACAAAACTCTATATTTTAATTGCTGTCGTCCGAAATTCACCGCCTCGTCGTAATCCGCCAAAACAATGTCAAAATTCTCACTGTGGCGGTATCTCAAAGCCATCCGATCCTCGCAAGTGAAAGTCCCTAATCCCTCAATCTCAATTTTTGTCCCAAATTCATATTTTGCTGGGCATGCAATCGCTCCCTCATAAACCTCCTTGTTGCTTGCCATTGTCCGCGGATCATCGTCGCACTGGCTTTCAACTGGATTATAAGCCGTAAATTCTCCCTCCTTGTCAAACTTTTCGGCTTCATACTCGCAAACCACATCATCCAGCTCGCAAAGGGGGTCATGTTTGGCTTCCGTTTGACGCTCAAAATTGCGTTCTAAGCACTCGATGTCCCCGCTTTGGTAGTAGCACTCACATTTTGCCAAATACTCCTCGTTTCCGCTATCCTGTGCGCTGTGGCATAGCATTGCGTCTTGGTTTTGGATTGTAATTGTAGCCGTTTGGCTTAAAAGCTTTATTCCGTAATAAATCAGTGCTATTGTCAAGATTGTTAAAATTAGTTTTTTCATTTTTGTTTTTTTATTTTATTTAAGATTGCTTTTTCAGTGGCAAATAAATTTTGTGCTTCATTTTTAACCCCATCAAAGAAAACTTTTGCCGTTGTCGTGTCTTTTGAATATTTTTGATCTACCCTTTTGCATCCATTTGGGCAAGGATGCTCGGCAATCACATCATACTCGAAATTTTCCCCGTCCCCGTATTCCTCAATAATCCCGTCCCCTCCGCATAAATCGCATTTTTCTTTTTCCATGGTTTTGTTGTGTTTTAAAATTTATTATTTCCCGCTAAGTCTTTTTTCCTCATCCGCTTCCAGCCAAGGGTTTACCCCTCCAAGTGTCCGCTGGCATTGCACAAGATCCATATAAATGCTTTCCATTTCCACCCCTCTGTCATTGTAACTCTTTTGCAATTTCTTGTATTTCTTATTAAGTTTTTTATAGTCGCTTTTTTTATCCTCGTATTTCGCTTTATATTTTTTATAAAGCTGGTAATAGTCCTTGCTTTGGCTTTTCGCCTCGGCACTTTGTTCGGCAATGTTATAAGTGAAAAGGGAAGCCCCAAGCACTATAACCGCCAAACTGGAAAGCATTGTTTTTCTCATTTTGGTTGTTTATTATTTATTAACCTTTATTATAGTTTAGCATATCCAAAAATTATTGTCAAGCCTATATATACATATATAAAAAAGCAGTATCAAAATACCGCTTTTTTTGTCTATAAAATGGGCTTTATCGCCCTTATTTTCCTGCGTAATTTCCGCCTGCCACTTCCCCTTTATTGGAAAAGTAAAATGAAAATGCGCTTACCGCCAAGATCATAAATTGGTCTTGATCCAGCTTTCCAAAAAAGAAAGCTCCGCAAGCAGTGATTGCCAGCACGATAAACACGATTTTTGACGCTGATTTGAAGATTTGCATTTGATTATTTTTTGTTTAATTATTAGCGGTCTTTTTCGCTGATTTTGCGGATGCTGTCAACGATGAAGTCCAATTTTGTTTCCATTTTTGCAAAAGATTGTTCAATGACGCTGGTTTTTAGGTGTATAAGTTGCTCAAGTCGCGCATGTTCCCCGTCATTTTCCCGTTGTCCTTTGTAAAACTCTTTTTCATCATCGGTTTTGTGCGCATCAAGGCTGTTGCCTATGCCTCGGATCTCTTTAATCCAATAACCGATCAACGCGGAAGAAACTGCAACCATCGCCCCTATCACCCAAAAAAACAACTGCAAGCTTACATATTCCATTTTGTTTTTAGGGCTAAAAAGCTGATTAAGATTTTAATAATTTTATGGCTTCGTTAATTTTATTTTCCAAGCTTTTTACTCGTTTGGTTAGTGCTTCATTTTCCGCTTTGTATTTATCACAATTTAGGCACTCACCCGCGCCTTTGTGCTTGCCCTCATAAATCACATAAGCCTCAAGCGTGCGTCTTGCGCTCGGCTTAAACCATCCTAAATATTTTTTAAGGCTCTTTTCCGTTCCGTCAATCGGGTCGGCAATCGTAAAATTGTTTTCGTCATTCGGATCATAACCAATAATTAAAACCCAATGCATGTCTGATTTGGTAGTTTTTGGGTTGTAATCAAGCCAAACCATCACGGGAAATCCTGCGTCAATTGCCCTTTTGATGGTATTGATGTCGGTGTCGGTCAAAACATAATTTGTCCGCTTGTAGCGCTCTTTTAAGTCAATATCCTTGTAAATATCCACTATCTTGCCCCAATAATACTCTCCCGCGCTAGTGTAGCCATTTTTGGCGTTGATTTTTCCCACCAATTCCTCGGGGGTCTCATTCATTCCGTAATAATTAACAACCATTGATTGGCAAGTTGCCAAGCAACCATAATCGCCAATAGAAACGCCCGCCTTGATAAGTTTTGATCCCCATCGGCTGTCTTTTTGCGATTGTATGACTGGTAGTTGGATTTTCATATTTTTGTTTTTAAGGGCTTACAAATACGGCGCTCACTTCTGCGTTTAACAAATTTATTGCTCCACCTGCGTCTTGATAACATCTAACTTGGAGATAATCTCCTTTTGCTAAGTTTTTTAAAGAAGCTGTATGCACATAACCCCTACCTCCACCATCTTGCGGGACATGTATTGGCGCAATATATTCCCCTGTTCCATTTTTTGCAATAGCAATATATCTTGTTGTTCCTCCTGCATTATCTGTAAATTGCAATCGTGCTGTTAACAAATATATTCCCGCTGTTTTTATCGTTATGCGGTTGTTGGTGGTATCAACTGTTATCCCCCCCGATGCTATTTCCGAAGAATTGCAAGCTACTATGGTAAAAGACGCGTTATTTATGGATTGCGCTGAAGATCTCACTATTTTACCAAAAGGAAGTTCTGGAAATCCTTGTGGGTTTGCCATTTTTGAATAATTTGGAAGTGTGATTGCCCCTGCCACCAAATCAACTTCGCCAGCAACATCAAAAGTTGTATTCGTTGAAAACGCTGGTGTAGTTGAAATATAAAAATATTTTACCGCGCTATTGTTTGTAACTTTTATCTTGTCGCCTTTTTTTAATACGCCCGTCAAGTCTAAGGATGCGATGGAAATTGTATTGGCATCGGAAGCCGACCAAGTCCCACTTGATGCAACCCACCCATCAACTTGTGGATAAATAGCATCAAAATATGTTTTTAATGTTGCCTTTACATTAGCCCAAGTCAATTTTTTAAAAGCGCCCGCAACACTATCCCATAGCTTGAATAAATCTGCGTCAACTGGGGTTGTTTTTTCTATTAGCCCGTCCACATCAACCGCGCTCGTTATCTCATCATCAACATACTTTTTATTTGCCACATCCCCGTCCGCCGTCGGTGTCCCATTAGAAACAAACAAAACTTCACTTCTTTGATCGGTAATGTCGGCATCCAAAATCGCCGTTTCCCCATTGGCAACTGAAACATCCGCAATCCTCAAATATGGGTTGCTTGCTCCAATTGCTGTCTCAATATCTCCATTGCTTGGTGCGCTCGGTGTGGCGCTTGGTGTTCCCTCAACCACAACAATTTTCGCAACATTGGTAATATCCGCATTGGCGCTCGCTCCCAAATCAACATAAAGCACGATTGCATCAATTCGGGTGTTACCGCTGGAATTTGAAGAAATCGCCACACTTTTGTCTCCATCATAAAGTCTCACGGGATAAACCATGTCGTCGCTGGCTTTTCTGATAAAAGCATAACCCTCCGCCACCAACACGCTCATGGCTGGCACGGCTTCCTCACTCACCAAAAAACTACCTGCAACACTGTCAAAAATCCCTCCCACGCCTTTGACAATTCGGCTGGTGTGGAAATTCATTATTTCCTCGGGGTGTTGCGATCCGCCCGATCGCATTGTTTGTAATGTAGCACTCATTTTTTTGAAAGAATTTAACTATTTAATTTTTCGTTTTGTATTTTTATAAGTTCGCCCGTTTCAACATCCACCTTGTAATCAAGGGGACTTTCGGGGGTTATATCCTCAAATTTTTCCAAAAGGCTCATTTTATCAAGATTTTGCCCCATTCTTTCTCCCTTTTCTCCCTCCAAAAAACCGATGACATATTTGCCAATTTCCATTTTCGGATCTTGGGAAACATACATTTTCAATTGCTCGCGGTTATGCACGCGCCCATCAATTGTCCCAAAAATTCGCCCGTCAATTTTATTGTAGAATAAAATCATAGTTTTCCTTTGTCTTTATATAAAAAATATTTGTAATTAAATGTGTGGTTTCCGCCTCCCTCGCCGTCCAAATAGTAAAATTTCAAGTAAATATTCGTTGCGTCCGCATAACACCAACATTGATAATCTTCCAACACTGTAATTCTACCATAAACGGGTAATTCTGCAAACCCGCTATACGCAACATCGGCATAAGCCCGCACTTTCGGGATGTAATCAAGCCCGTGCGCAATCGTTACGGTGTTGGTGTTTCCGCTCGAGACGGTTGTTTGTCCCGTTCCGCTGGTGCTACCCTTAAAAAGCGCATATTTTGAAGTAAACGCCATTTCTTTGTCGTCGCCTGTTAGCACTTCCGCGCCTTTCTCTGAAATTCTAAATCCCCAATCACCCATCTGCTCGTTGCTTAAAAATTAAATAATAAAATGTGTAATCCGTGCGCCAGTATGCCGAAAATTCCACCATGTCAAGGTCATTATACCCCATAAACAAGCTTTCATCGCTCACGCTGTAAAATAAGCCAGTGCGTCCGCCAAAAATAGGGTTCAAATAATAGGGCATACCCTCTGCCATTTTAATGAAATCATCGCCGTCCCTTTGCCCATAAGCAAGCGCGCTGGGGATATAGCCCAAACCGTGCAAAATTGTTGAAGCTCCGCCCGCGTCGTCAATCCCTTTTTGATTGACAAGCGCCGTAAAAAAGGAAGATGAAAACGCCAATTGATCGTCGGTGCAATTATCCACATCAAACCCGTCCTTTGAAACTCGGATGCCGTAATCATTCCCGCTTGCTCCCGCGCTTCCCGCCTCGCTCAATATTTCCTCGCTTACCGTGGCAAAATCATCCAAAAACAAGTAAACCGTAAAATATGCCGTTTGCCCTGCGCTTCCAAACCAACTCGCATAATCGCCGTCAACATCAATCTCAAGCTTATTGGCATATTGGCGGATAAAATTGTGCAAAGTATAGCCGTTTTTCCCGCTCATAAAATAAGCCTTGTCGTTGCTGGTGTCGTTGTAAACCACAAAGAAAGGGGCAAAATCTCCCAAATTATGGTTAATTGTGATTGTGTTGATGTTGCCAGCCGTCGGGATTGTAACCGAAACGCTATAACGGGAAAAGGTTTTTAAATTTTGAAAGGACGATGAAAAAGCCAAAAATCGATCTGGGCAATTTTCGGCATCATAACCTTTCAATGTTACTAAAGCCCCAAAGTCCGCCATAAAAATTTTGCTTAAAATAAACCTGCCCCATAGCCGATCAATACCCTGTTATTTGTCCCGTCATTGATTAAAATGCGCTTGTTGTCGCCGTCAATTATCACATTTCCGTCTTTGTCTCCCACATAAACCACCCCATTGACAACTTCAAATTGGCGTGCCTCCAAAATATCGACGCGCCTTTTCAAATTTCTTAAAATTTGGATGATGTCATTTTCGTTCATTTTATATTGTTGGATCAAGGGTTAAAAAAATATCTCCTTTTTCGTTGACTGTCCTTTTCACTACCCGATAAAGCGCATCAATGCTCCAATCGGCAATCTTCAATTTCACCCAATCGCCAAGTGAAAAACTGTTATAATCCACCACATCATAATCGCAAGTAACATTGACTTGCATTTGCGGGTATTTGTTTTTGTCCAAATATCTGTCGCCTTTCGCCTGCAAAGTAGCCACCAACCGCACATCTTTCTCGCTCAAAGTATCTTGAAGCAAAAAGAAAGCGTTTTTAAAGGCATTCTCCGCGTCTCTCGTTTCAATCAAAGCATCCTCTCCCATTCCGTCCCCATAAACGATCACTTGGTTTGCCATTGCGTCAATGAAAGGCTTGCGGATGTTGTAATTTATAATGTTATGCCCGTTTTCCAAAACGATGTTTCTTTTCACGCTGTCTTTGTTCGGATAATAGACATTGAAAACTTTGGCGTTGGTAATCTCAAAATCAAAGCCGTCCTTGGTTTCTTTGTTGCTCATTCCCTCGATCGCCTCGGCAATATTTTTGTATTGAAAAGTTCGGTCGGCGCTTCTTGTGGTCGGATCTGCGCCCCTCGTTATACCAAAATTGCCATAAGTCAAGCCCTGCGTGTAATTGATCAAATCCCAAGCAATATCGCTCAAATCTTGGCTGGAATACTCCCTTAAATTATTGGTAAAGCGCTTGTTTAGCAGTGAAAAAAAGCCTTTTGATGCAACGGTCATGTTTCCCTCCTCGCTGTTTCCCCTTGAAAATTGCAAATCGGCAATGTAACCGCCATAAATCAAATTGTCATTCTCGTCATAAATGTAAATTTCCCGATAAGTGTTGCTCAAGACATAGATCGGGCTTTTGCCGTATTTTTCGCTTATCTCCCGCAATGTTTGGCGGTCAAACGAAACGGTCGCGCTTCGGTCATTGTTCAATTCCTCGGAAAAAGAAAAAGACGAAAAGGGGATCTCCCATTTCTCGCTTGCGTCTCCATTTTGTATAACCGCTCTGAATTGCATTTTTTATATTCCCAAATAATTATCGGCAAAATCAATGATCGCCTCGGCGCTGGCGCTCGGGTTTGTCCCTGTCAATTTCAAGATATTTTCACCCGTGGCAATTGTGATCCAGTCGCCCGAAAAATATTGCAACAAGTTGGTGTCGTCGTCCAGTTTCACCGTCCTATTTAAAACATCAATTTCAATGTATCTGCCCGCCCCCAAAGCATAGGTCAAACTGAAACTTTCGCCCGTCGTTTCATTCAAAAGGCTCGGGTTTTCAATTTCCCCGTAAATCTTAATGACTGGATAAGCAAAGACATTCCCGCCGTTTTCTACCGTTTGGGCTGTCCCGCCTCCCGCTGTCATGGCAAAAGGGATTGCGCTTGGCACTTCGCCACCGCCTCCCGTGTAAACCTCCACCGTTTCGCTTTGTTCGGTCGTTGACTGGAAAAAGGGGAAAGGGGCAACAAATTCAAGCCTAAATTCACCGCGGATCATCCCGCCTTTTTTATAGGGCAATTCGGGCTTCACATTCACGATCGCATCCACGGTCAACTCCAATCCCTCCCGCGTGGTAATGATGATGTCTTTCAATCCATTGTGCAAAGCGCACGCCTCAACCAAATTCTTGCGCTTGGTCTCAAATTCCGCCTCGCTGGACGCGATAATTTCGCCCTCAACCCTCATTATGCGCCTGCCATAGTGCTTTGACCCCAAAACCGCGCCGTGGCTGTTTCCCTTGTCTTTAATGTCAATCCTCGCCTGCGGGAAATCAAAGCCCTCAAGCAAACTGAATAAATAACCGCTGGCATAAGTCCCGATGATCAAATAATAACTTCCGTCTTTGGGTTGATCGTATTTTAATTTTATTTGCGTAATCATTTTATTTTTCGTTTCTAAATTTAAAAGCCAAACGCTCCGCCAAGGTGTCCACATCCAAACCGTCCTTAACTTCCGCGTTAATGTATTGGTTAATAACTCGCGCGCTGGATGGCTCGAAACTTCCCATTTGGAAAGATCCCGCCACATCGGCAATGTTTCCCGCTATGCTCGCCGAAAACTGCGGTATTTGCACACCCTTAAGGGTTTTGCTGGAAAAATCAACCACCTCCCGCAATCTGTCGGCAATCGACGGGCTGTTTCTTTCATCTTTGTCAAACGCGCTGGCAATGGCATGACGGATTTTCTCGGCAATCTCTTTGGCTTTATTCCACATTTCCGTAAACTTGCTTGTAAAATGGGTTACAATCGCGCCAATTGCCCCCGTAACGACATCTTTCAAGCCTTTGAAGATATTGCCAATATAGCCCTTGCCTCGCTCGCTCAAGCCTTTCATGGTCTCCCAAGCTCCTTTCCAGTCTCCCGTTACGATCTGCCACATAAACTTGATTGTGGAAAAGATATTGTCCACCACCATTTTGATGATGTTCCAAATAGCCGTAAAAGCTCCCTTGGTAATTTTGGTTATATCCTCGCCGTATCTGCTCCACCAATCCTTTAGGGCTTGGAAAATTGCTTTGATGGCATCCACCACGACGCGGGTTTTTTCTTGAATTCCGCCCCAATTGCTGTCCCACATTCGCTTGAATATCGCCACAACCGCCGTAATGCCCGCAAAGATGGCAAGGATGGTCGCATGCGCCACCACAAAGCCCACCACGAAAGCCACAAGCATCAATCCCATGGCTACCAACACGCCGATAAATACCGCCTTGCGGTTTTCCACTTCCGAAAAGAAATCTTTAATCACCTTGATCAGCGGGGCAAAAAATTCCACCGCTTTATTATAAAAATCTTGTATGGCTTTAATGCTGTTTTGTATCCAAATAACAATATCGTCCTTGTGCGCGTCGATCCAATTTACAAGATTGCCAACCACCTGCTTGACTTTATCAAAAAGCCCCGTCTTGGTTACAATGTCGATCATCGCGATCGAAAAGTTATCTTTCAAGTTGCTCATCAACTGGTTAAAAGTTCCCGCCTGTGAAGTAAAGCCGTTGGCAAATTTACCGCCAGCCTCTCCCGCACTATTAAACATTTTTTCAAGCAAATCAAAAGTAATTTCCCCGCTTCCGATCATATCGTCCAATTCCTCACCCGTAACATTCAATTCCTCTTTCAACATTTTAAAAATTGGAATTCCAGCAAAAGCAAACTGCTTAATGTCAATCATGCTTGCCTTTCCAACCGCTCCAATTTGTTGCAAGTTGACGATGATGCGGTCAAGTTCAGCTTGTCCTTTTCCTGCCGTCGCCAAAGCCTTACCGATATTTAACAAGAAACGCTCCGATTTTTGGGCATCTTCGGTTACTGTCGTTAAAAGTTTATTAGCCTCAATCAACCCCGATAATTCAAAAGGGGTTGTTTTAGCGTCGTTTTTGATCATAGCCAAAGCCTCATCGGCTTTTTCCGCACTTCCCAAAAGGGCAATAAATCCTTGTCGCTGGCTCTCCAAATTTCCTGCCAGCTTAACGCCTTGGTATGCCAAAGCTCCGATCGCCGTGCCAACCACTGCAAGCCCTGTCGCAATGGTTTGCCCTGCGTTTGCCATTTCCTTGCCCGCCGTTGCAAATCCCGATTTTAAGTTTGAAACATCGCGCTTAACTGCCGAAATGCCTGCTTGCATCTCGGTTATATCGGACTTAAATTTTGCGACTACTGCGCCAGCAACTAAACTCATTTTATTTTGATTATTTACGATTAAAGATTTGTTTTAGTTTTGCCGTGGCATCAACATCTCTTTCCGTTTCCATTATACCCCGATTGTCAACTTTTTTCAATTCCTCTTGGAAACTCTTTAAAAGCGCTTTGGGGTTTTTGGTGTGCGGGTTCGCAACAATCGCCAGCTGTGTTATATAGTCATTGATTTGTCGTTTTTTTATCAGTTTAGAATATTCCATTGCCTCATCAAGGCATACTTCATCCAATATTTTGTCCTTGCTCCAATGGTAATTGCTCGCCAAGGTGTCAATAAAGAAGAAAAACAAGTCATCCATTTCCTCCAAAAAAGGCTTGCTTATTTTCCTTTGTGTGCCAGCCCCTTTATTGACTTTAGGTATAAAAAAATTTTGTCAATATTATTGACTTCAAAAAGTCCTTTGATCAGTTCCAAATTGTCATCCAATCCGCACTCATCCAGCAAGAAATCCTCGGTAACTTCTTTGTCGTCAACCGCATTCACGATTATGCCCGCAATCGCTGGCATAAGTCCCGCAAGGATCATCGGCAAGCGTTCCATTATTTGGTCGTTTGTCATGGTGTCCAAGCTGGTAATTTCCTTTGGCAAGCTTTTTATTTGTTCAAATAGTTGTGCAATCTTTCTCAAAGAAAGCTTTTTGATCGTGATTTTTTTGCCGTTAATCTCGATCTTTTTTGTTTGTCCGATTATTTTCATTTTAGTAATTTTGGGCATCTTTGCAATAAAAATTGCGTGCCTCTTTAAAAATTATTAGTCCGTGCTGTCTCCGATAAATCCAAGCCAGTTTCCGTCTGCTTTTGTAGTATCTACCAAAGCAATAAATTCAACTTCAAGAATTCTCTCATCCTCGTTGTTAAATCCGATCTCAACCTCGCCATGGACAACCGCTTTATGGATAACCACATCCTCCGCAAGATTGTCGGAAGCATTCGCCAACGGATGCAATACCAATTGATGCGCTTGTGCGCCCAATCTCGCCCCTGCATTCTTTCCAAGGGTTACGCGTCCATCGCCTGATCCTGCCAAAGTTCCCAACGGCATTGCTTTCGCAAGGTTAGCAACTTGACTTTCTGCCAAAGGCACTGTGATTGTTACCACTTCACCAACCAAAGACTTATCAACTGGGGTGTTACCGTGTTGATCAACCGTAATTTCCGCATATTCTGGGGAATAGTTGACGGTTACGCCTCCTTTGGTGTGTCCAAGGTCAATGCTGTTAAATTTAACGCTACAAGCGCCAATTTTTACATTTGTTACATCTGCCATTTGTTTTTCACCACCTTTCTAGTTTTTAAATTATTATATTTCTCTTGCCAAAATCTCTATTTTGTTGCGTCCTTATCAATGATCATCTCATCCTCGTTGTTTGATTGCTCGAAAACCTTTTTGGTGCTTTTATAGTTGATCTCATTCATTTCCCCGCACTTCCTGCATTTTATCATAATTCGCCCCGCAAAGATATACTCGAAACAAAGCAATGATCGGCACTTGGCGCATCTCACCTCTTTCCAAAATTTATTTTGTGATTTTATCATCGTTTTAGCTCCTTAATTGAAAAATAAAACTGCAAGTGAATAAATGACGGCTGTTTTCATCCTCTCCAATATGGCTCGGTTCATTCAAAGCGCTCAC